GAGAACTTCACCGGCATCACCGCCACTTCGGGCATCCAGACCCAGGCCTGGGCGACCGACCTGTTCACCACCATCCGTAAGGGCGTCACCAAGGCCCGCACGGTTGGCCGGGTCAACCCGACCGCCCTGGTGCTCAACCCGGCCGACGCCGAGCGCATCGACCTGGCCCAGGACGGCAACGGCCGCTACTACTACGGCGGCCCGCAGGCTCTCGGCCAGCGCACCATCTGGGGCGTCCCGGTGGTCGAGTCGGAGAGCCAGGCCACCGGCACCGGCCTGCTCGGCGACTTCTCCAAGGCCGTTGTCTGGGACCGCGAGCAGACCACGGTCACGATGACCGACAGCCATGCGGACTTCTTCATCCGCAACCTGGTGGCCGTGCTCGCTGAGGAGCGTCTCGCCTTCGGTGTGACCCGTCCGACGGCATTCGTGTCGCTGGACCTGACCGCCTAACAGGCACCTCGCTGATGTGGCACGCGGCCAGGACTAACCCTCCTGGCCGCGTGGCACACCACACCAACTCCGGAGGACCAGTGAAGCGTTACGAGATCCAACTCAACGGCATGAGCACCACTCTGCTGCTCACCGATGAGGACGCCCGCAAGCGCGGCCTGGTCCCCGCTCCCGCGGCTGTCAAGGCCGCACCGGCGCCCGCCGCCGAGCCCGCCGCCGACGCGGTCGAGGCCAAGGCCGCCGAAGCGCCGGCCAACAAGGGCCGTCACCCGGCCAACAAGCGCCGCGCCGCGAGCGCAACCAAGGGCGGCGACAGCTAAATGGCTCTCGATGTCGTCGCCGTCGAGGCGTTCACACAGGGACGGCTTGACCGCGACGACCCCGACACTGCGCGCCAGCTCGATGCCGCGCTGGCAGCTGCCCGCAACTACTGCGGCTGGCACGTCGCACCGGTGCTGACCGACGTGCAGATCACCATCGACGGCCCCGGCGGCCCGATGCTGGCGCTGCCCACCCAGAACCTGACCGCACTGACCGCCATCGTCGAAGATGGCCACACCCTGGACGTCAACTACTTGGCCTGGTCGGCGCGCGGCATGGTGCTTAAGAAGCGCCCCTACGCCTTCCCGGTGAGCGCATTCCCGCATCAGTTCCGGCCCTGGAACTTCTGGACCGAATGCTTCCAGGGCATCACCGCCACCATCTCGCACGGCTTCGCCTCGGCGCCCGACTTCGACGCCGCCGTCCTCTCGGCGATTGAGCGCGGCGGATTCGCCGCCGGAAGCGGTGTCCAGCTCCGCTCGATCGGACCGTTCCAGTACGACACCAGCGGGCTGACCGGTGGGGCGATCTTCAGCTCAGCCGAACTGGCCGTGCTCGACAAGTACGCCCTGGAGCGCTCGGCGTGAGCGAGGCCGTTGTCATCACCCCACGGTCGGGGATCGACGCCAACGACGACCCGCTGCCGGCCGGTGATCCGGTCACCCTGCGCGGCCTGGTCGCACCGGGCAACACGTTGATCAAGCCTGGCGCAGATAGCGACCTCGACGTCGTGGACTTCATCGTCTACCTGCCGCTGATGGTCAGCCGTCCGACCGGATGGGTCCGCACCTCAACACTGCTGACCGAGAACTTCACCATCACCATCCGCGATCAGGTGTGCGTCGGCCGCGTCAAAGTGTGGGACGAGAACGGCCGCGGCGGCGTCGAGGTACTGGCGTCGGCCAAGTCTGGAGCGACGCCGTGACCCGCGTGCAGGCCGACGTCATCCCGTCCGTCAAGGACTGGCTCAGTACCCGCATCGAGGACGCCGAGGTGCGGCTCAACGTTCCGGAACGCTGGATACCCGCCAATGGTGCGATCCTGGTCGTCGCCGACGACGGCGGCCCGACGCTGTGGCCGATCAAGTCGCAGCACACCATCCGGCTGACGTCGTATGCCGCTGGACGCACGGCGGCCCGCGCGATCGTCGTCCTGGCCGCCGGACTCCTCGGCGATGGCCGCCCCACTGGAATCGCTCACGTCGACCCCGAGATGGGGTCGGTACTGGATGCCCGCGATACCGAGACCGGTGCCTTCATGGCCTCGGTGCTGCTCACCGTCCAAGCGAAGACCGTCGAGGTCTAAATGGTCTTCAAGCTCGACATCGCCGGCGGTGCCGAAGTCCTCAAGGAACTCGTCGCCGACGAGATCGCTGCCCTGGCCCAGCAGGTCGCCAACGCTGCCGGTGACGGTGCCGTGATGGAACTGCGCACCACCGACCGCGCAAAGGCATTTGTGCGCGTTCCTCCCGCCGCCCAGGCCAAGGACGGCGTGCTATCCAAGGCGGCCGCCGCGGTCGGCCTGGAGGTGCGACCGGCCAAGTACCCGCCGGCCAAGAAGAAGACTTCGACGGACAAGCCTGCCCGTCGGACCCGTAAGCGGAAAAGCAAGTAGTAACCGTCCCGCCCAATCCCGGGCGGGGTTCACGCCCGCGAAGGGCAATAGATACGCCCTTTAGGAGGGAAACGCATTATGGCAATCAATCCCGACGCGACTCTGATCCCCGACAAGGCCGAAGTCTGGCTGGCGCTCAAGGCCGACGTGGCCGACATCAGCGCGATGATCCCCACATCCGCCAACGCCGACCTGGCCGCACTCGACTGGGAGTTCTCCGGCCTGATCGACGACAAGAAGGGCATCCCGCTCGACCCGTCGATCGAGGTCAAGGAGTACGACGCCTTTGGTCATCCGAGCTTCAGGGTGAAGCTGAAGAAGGGCAAGCTGAAGTCCGGCTTTACCGTGTTCGAGAACAACGCGGTGACCAAGAAGTTCGTGCTGCCCGGGTCGGCGGACAACAAGGTCGGTATCCCGAAGGATGTCCAGGTCTACGTCGCCTACCGGTACACCGACGACGCCGACTCCCATGTGTGGGTCTCGCTGCGTCCGTCCCCGGTCGAGGTGAAGAACCACGGCGGCATCGTCGATGGCGAGTTGTCCTACGCCGAGTGCGTCGTGCACCACGTCGCCGACGCCGACGGCGACGTCTTCCAGAGCGTTGGCTGACGTTCCCATGGGCGCAGCCCAGCCGCAGGATCGGAAGAAGAAGAAGTCGGCCGACGCCCGCAAAGCGGAGGCCGACGGCTTCATCGACATCGAGCAGTGCGGCATCGCGCTGCGCATCCCGCTCGGCGAGAACGTCCCCCTGGCCGCATACATGGCGTTCAAGGACGACGACGAGATGCGCGGAACCGAGCTGCTGCTCGGCGCTGAACAGTGGTCGGCGTTCCTGGCCGCCAATCCGACCGTCGGGGACTTCGCCGAGATCGGCAAGAAGCTCACTGACGTACTGGGAAACTAGCCGGCCTCTTTGCCCTGCTCGATGAGCACGGCGATGCGATAGAGGCCGACCTGGCCAGGTTCTACCAACTCGATCTGTGCGACTTCTACCGCGGGCGGCTCTCGTCCCGGCGGCTCGGCGTGCTGATCCGACACCTTCCTCGGGAATCGGCAACGGTGACGTCTATCAACGACGGCCAGCCGATGTGGTCAATCACCGACCAGCTGCTCGGCGACCTGTGGACGTTGCAGGTCCGGGTGAACTCCGAAAAGGGTTCACTGGCCGACGATTTCGATCATCCGGCCCGCGCCGAGATCACCGCCAAGGCGAAGGCCGCCGCGAAGACGTCACTGAAGTCGCTGTTCCTCATGCGCAAGCGTGAACAATCTGAAAAGGGGTGAATGAATGCCGACAATCGGTTACGCGACTCTGCAAATCATCCCCTCCCTTCAGGGCGTCACCGAGGCGATCGAGAAGCAGGTCGAAGGCAAGGTCGTCAATGTCACGATCGAGCCGAAGGTCGACGAACGGGCATCCGAGGCCGCGGGCAAGAAGACCCGCGAAACGGTCGAGAAGCACACCAAAGCGGTCACGGTCGAGCCGAAGGTCGACCAGCGTGCGGCCGAGGAGACCGGAAAGAAGACCGGCGAGGCGGTAGCCAAGGGTGCATCGGGATCGTCCTCGGCTGTCGGCCAGGCGATCATCGGTGCGCTCCAGGGCGCCGGCGAAGAAGGTGGCCGACTGCTCGGCGAGAAGCTCGCTCAGCAGATCCCCACCGGCCTAACTGGTGCTGCACAGCGCATCGGGACGGCACTGCGCAATTCACTGCCCACCGCCGGAGCAGCTGCAGGCACCGCGCTGGCCACCGCAATCGGCATCGCGCTGACCGACGCCATCGGCAAACAACGCCTCGACACGGCGGGCCGAGCCGTGATGAATGGCCTGACGAAAGCGGTCAAGGCGGCCAACAACGCCACCGAGATCGGCGTGGCCATCGGCAACTCGGTGGCCGGTGGATTGACGAACGCATCAGGCGTCATCGGCGGTGCTGCGGCCACGATCACCAACACCCTCGGCGGAATCACCTCCGGAGTCGACGCCGCTAAGCAGCTGCTCGGTGGTAACGACTCCTGGGCCGCGCCCGGGCTGGATACCCTCAACAGCGCGCTGGGAGCGGCGACTCCGCTGCTCACCGCGATGAACGGCGCGGCGACGCTGGCATCGGCTGGCGCTCAGTCGATCTCGGTCGCCACTGGAATCGCATCCAAGGCGCAGCTGCTCTGGAACGCCGCGCTGATCGCCAACCCGATCGGATTGATCGTGGCCGCTATCGCCGCCGTCGTCGCGGGCCTGGTGCTGTTCTTCACCAAGACCGAACTCGGCCGCAAGATCTGGGCAGGCTTCACCGAATATCTGAAGATCGCCTGGGAAGCGATCAAGGGCGCATTCAGCGCCGCCTGGGACGTCATCAGCGCAATCTGGGACGGCATGGTCGCCGGAGCCCGCGCGGTGTGGGACGGCGTCAAG